GAAGAATCTAATATTAGTATGTATTTAGTTACTAAATATATTCCACCAGATTTAAGATCATACAGATATAATCTCTACTTTGTTAAAAATATTGTGGATTGGAATGATATGCCATCATATATTATTGATGAATGGAATTCTTATATATTAGGAAGCAAAAGTGCAGTTGAAGATTATAATAATGGTATTCTAAATGAAAGAGTTGATGCTGTTAGCGGTTGTTTAGATTTTAGTATTTATGCTATCTGTTTTGCTATGGCCGTTAAGGAACATGATAATGAATATTGGAAAACATATCCTCAATTTAAAAATACTATTAAATTTCTTTTAATAGAAGCGGAAAAAACTTTCGGTGAAGGAATGGAGATAGAAAATTTTAGAAATTCTAGTCAAGAAAAACTATATGAAAATCTAAAAAGTAGCCCAAACGCAGCAAAAATAAGAGCATTTTTGAAGGAAGAATTCGATAATATTTTTATCGATAAATAGGATTACGGCGATGTCTCGTAAAAAAGAATTTTTCAAGTCGAGCCATTGACAGAGCCGATACTAGAGAGTACAATGATAAGAACGAGCAAGGGTTGTATTGGTCAGGTGACTAAGCCCAAGTTCGTTTGAGTTACTAAAGAATATTTGGAGGATAATTATGGCAGAGGTTACTACTTCCGTTAAGCAGACTCGCGTTCGTTGCAGTGACGAGATGTTTCTTGAAGCAGTTTTTTCGAGCAAGACATATGCCGAAATTGCTGCTAAGACTGGTCAAAAGTTGAACAGTACTATGAGTCGCTATGCTCGCACCAAGAAAACTCTTGCGGAAAGAGGACAGATTCTTCCTGAGATGGAAAGGTCTAAGCCCGTTCGCAAGGTCGATAATGTTGAGGCTATGGTCGAGACATTTCAAAGGCTCAAGGCTGCTCATAATTCGTGATGTTTAAATCCAACAAGATATATAACCTATTTTGTTGGAACGGGACTGTGGCGGAATTGGCATACGCGATGGACTCAAAATCCATTTCCGATTAGGAGTGTGGGTTCGACTCCCACCAGTCCCATTATGAACACATTATGTACAGCAAGAGTTCCTAACCATAATCCAAAATCTCCAATTAGTCATTTTATTTTAATGACACTGCGAGAATATAATGATTATGATGGTGGCACATATATTGATGAAATAAAAAGTATTAATGATTTTGTGGATAATTCGTATAAGGCTATTGATGATCCATTTTATAGAATATATGGTGAAAAAAGAGAAAATAATCCTAGTCCTTCTCTAGTATTTATTGCGGAGTTTTTTGATCTTAAAAAAGCAAAAGATTTTTTATATAATATTACTGGAGAATATCCCATAGTAATTTCTTACTAAAATGAATTACACTATTAATATTGAATGGTTTGATGAGGGAGGATATTGCAACTTTTATCCTTTGGTTGACGAAACCAATAAGGGATTCAAAGAATTTAAATCCGAAAAAGATGCTAAGGCCGCATTGTTTTTTCAACAATTACTTAGTAAGCATGGATTATCTCCAATAGCATATACTGATGTAGTTAAATTACCAATCAAAGATTTATCCTTATATAGTTCATATGGTTTTGTAACAGAAATTGCTGGATATATGATTACAGAGCCAATTACAAGATGGAGTAAAAAATATACTCATTTTCTAGAAAAAATACAAGACTTAGTTGACAACATCAAGCATCATACTAATTTAGACTTTTGGGATTGTCATCAATATAATATTGGATTGATTAATGATAAATTAGTTTGTATTGATACTGGACTAGAAAGTTTTGATCCTTCTAGTGATGCTTGGGGATTAGGAAAACCGGGTCCACAGTGTTATTATTGTTACGAGTATTTTTGTAAATGTGAGGAACCAGATGCCATACATTAAAGAAGATATTAGAAAAGAGTTAGATATTTGTATAGATAAAATGATTACTTGTTTGGGTATTCCAAAATCTACAAATGGAAATATGACTAATGAAGATTTTTCATCTATCCTTGGAGATATTAATTATTCATTTTCCAGAATCATTGCATCTTTGATGGGCAGAGAATCATATGCAAAAATAGCAATGATCACTGGTGTTCTAGAGAATATAAAGCAAGAATTCTACAGAAGAATAGCCGCTCCTTATGAGGATACAAAAATTAGGGAATATGGCGACATAAAAGAGTATTCTAACATTAATAAAAGATATTATTGACAATCAGAATGGTGTATTAGATATTGCAACTATCTAATAGGAAAAGATTATGTCAAAAGATATAGAAAGAATGCTAAAAGAAATCCTACAACTAGATAAACAAATTCTAAAAATAGAAGAATCTAATAGCAGAGACTTATCGGAACTAAAAAAGGTTGTTAAATTTATTAATAGAAGATTGGATGAGATAGCAGAAAAGGTAAAAGAATTTGAAATTATTTTAGATGAACCAGACGATGAAGAAATAGAATATGACGATACTGATGAGTGGATGCCATATGACGAAAATAATTATATCTCAGAGGATTACGAGTCTTATGGAGAAGAAAATAACGACAACGACGAAACTTTTTAATTAACGCTTGACAACCACGATTGTCGATGATATACTTGGCGTATCACACAGGAAACTTGGAGACTTAAACGATGAAACTTGCAGATCGAACGGTTGAAATTCATAGTAGGGGTTTGGAAAGCAGTAATCAATTTACTATTGCTCAAACGAGCAAAATGTTTAAAATCCTGTCGGACTCTCTGTATTCCGATAAGGTAATGGCAGTTATTCGTGAACTAAGCACAAATGCTTATGATGCTCATGTTGCTGCTGGTAATAAGAATCCTTTTAAGGTTATTCTGCCAACACAAGCGGTTCCTTCTTTTACCGTGCGTGATTATGGTACGGGTCTTAGTCAGCAAGATATGGAGGAACTATATACCACTTATGGGGCAAGCAACAAGAACGATAGTAATGATTTTGTTGGTTGTCTTGGGTTAGGTAGTAAGAGTCCGTTTGCTTATACCAAGAGTTTTAGCACAGTATCTTATTACAACGGAACTAAGTATTCTTATATTGCTGCTATGGACGAGAATGGTGTTCCTAGTCTTAATCTGTTTGATATTAGTCCAACAAAGGAACCCAATGGTCTTGAAATTAGTTTTGCTGTTAAACAGTGTGACTTTGGCGAGTTTACTACCAAAGCAAAAAGAATTTTCCATTACTTCAAGATGAAGCCCATTATTGAGGGTGGTTTTGGGGAGAATCTGTCCGATCATTCGTACTCTTATACCAATTTTGTTATTGATGGTAAGGGCTGGAGGATTGGTAGACTAGCAAATAATAATGATCAATATCCTTCAGCATACAACAATGCTGATAGTGGTATTGTTGCTATCATGGGTAATATTGCTTATCCTGTTGATAGTTCAAAGATTATTGGAGAAGCAGAAAAAGACACTTCCAATGACGCTATCCAGAGATGGAATCGTACCTTCAAAAAGGTTGATGTGGATAACTGGAAGAATCTAGTCAAGGAGGTTCTAGGGTCCGGCTTGTATCTTGAAATCAATTTTGATATTGGTGAATTAGAAATGGATGTGAGTCGTGAAGGTTTACAGTACACAAAGAATGTTCTTAAAGTTTTGCGTGAAAGAACTCAGGATATTTATCTTCAACTCAAAGAAGATATGACCCAAAAGATTACTCAGTGTACCAATCTGGTAGATGCTTATCAGACTTACTATAATCTGAGCGATCTTGCTGGTGGATGGACCGCTGGTGCATCATGGACAGATCAGTCTGGCAAGACCCACGAATTAACTAGTGGTAAAGATCTTGAATATAAGTTCAAGAAAAATAAACAGTTGTATGTTTTTAATTTTAGAACATCTGGATATCGCTCTCGTCGTATGGTTTATCTAACAGATAAAATTCATAACGAAACACTCAAGGGGGTTCCTCAATACTATTGGAGCGGAACCAAAAAGAGTGGCAAAATGATCTTTTTCCGCTGTGATGTTAAGGGTGAAGAAACTGCCAAAAAGATTGTTACAAAGTATTGTAATCAAAATGATTGCTTTGCTTATCTTATGGTGGATAGTAGTCATCCAGAAGATTCTACAGAAGGTTTTGATGATATCATTAGTGATATCGGTGGAGAAACCCACATAGTTAATGTTTCCGATTATCGTAGTCTACTTAGCAAGGGACCACGCAAGAGTAGTGTTTCTTTTGGTAAGATTAGTGCTGGCGAGGTTTTTGTTATTGCTAATTGTCCAGACGCTAACGATAAACTGGTATTGTCTGGTAATGGAATAAATGAGTCCGATCTTCTAAGAGAAGTAGACGAAGATACCTATGAAACTATTGAAGATCAAGACGAGACAATTTATATTCCTATTATTAGGTATGCTTCGGTGGAAGGATTTCCGTCTATTGCTTATCTTAATAAGATTATCAATGATAAAAATCACACTCTTCATAACCTATTGAAAGACAAGAATATTCTTGCTATCAAGCAGAGTGCTGTTAGTAAGATCAAAGATTTGAATCTTATTGATTTCAATGCTTGGATCAAGCCTCAATTAAAGAGTATGATGAGTAAACTTTGCGGAGAAGTTGGATCATATAAGAATATTGTGGACTACTGTACTGAACAGTATAATGCAGACGAGAAGAATGAGACTTATGGTTATTATAGGATTCGTGCAGATAGGCACATAGCGGTTACTATTCTAAGCATTTTTGGTATTGATTATGATAAGTATATTGGTGGATCGGAACTTTGTAATCTGGTCGATCAGTGGATGATTCATTACTTTTTTGCTCATGTTATTCATAATAGTTTTGATATGAAGTTTTGTAAGAAGTCAGAATACTTTGCTGTTATGGCAAAAATATTAGCAAAGCATAATATGAATGGTATTGATCCTGAGAAGATTCGTAAACAAACTCAAGAGTTTAATATCTTAAAGAGCGAGATCAATACTATGTATAGTGAAGATTATACATCTAAGATAGTATCAATTTCTCAAGAATCCAAAGATTTTTGTGAGTCGATAACGAAAAGTAGTGATCTTAGAAAAAAGTTTAAAGCGGAGGTTGACAAGGTGCCGATGCTCAAGTATATTGTGAGCAGTGCGTTGGAAGTAAATGGTTCTGATGCTGGATTGACCGGAATAGGTTCCTCTAATCCGCTTAGAGTAAGTCATAATCGCTACTATACTCCGCCAGCATGGTTTTTAACTATTGATGAAAATGGTATTGAACAGTTACGAAATAGTCTGGGTGTTTTGATCAAATAATTTCACAGGAAAAGAGGAGAACTAAAATGAGCGTTCCGTTTATGTGGGTTGATGGTAATTTGACACTGATCTTGAATAATAAGGCTTATCAAGTTATTCCAGATCATATTAATTACAAGCTGATTCTTGAGGCTCTACCAACAGCAACTAATGATGAGTTGCTAGATCTGGTAGATATTGAAAAGGCAGTATCATCATTTAGTGATGGTCTGGTTGAGGTCAAGAACGGCAAGGTGCTTTTTGATGGTGAAGAAGTTCATGGTAGTATTAGTAAGCGTATTCTGGAGTTTATGAGTAAGGGATTACCGTTTCAGCCTCTTGTAAACTTTTTGAATAATCTTATGGAAAATCCCAGTATGCAAAGTCAAAAGGAACTGTATGATTTCTTGGAGCATGAACATCTACCAATTACTGAGGATGGTCATTTCCTAGCATACAAGGCTGTTCGTAGTGATTATATGGATAAGTATGCTGGCACATTTGACAATCATGTTGGACAAGTCTGCCAAATGAATAGGGCTAAGGTTGACGATAATCGTAGTGTTGGTTGCTCTCAGGGACTTCATGCTGGTGCTTTAAACTATGTGGCTAATTATGGTAGTGCTGATAGTGGCGATCATATTATGATTGTTAAGATCAATCCAAAGGATGTAGTCAGCGTTCCTAGTGATTGTAATCATGAGAAACTTCGTACTTGTAGATATGAAGTTGTTGGTGAATATCAAGGCGAACTACTAAAGCCTCTTTACAAAGCTGAATTTAGTGAAGACTCTTATGATGACGATGAAGAGCAGTTGTATGACGAGTATGATGATGATTACTGGAATCAGTATGAAGATGAAGATGAAGACTATGATCCTGATCAGGATTATGTTTGATAAAAATGGAGTGAGCAATTTGGGCTATGGCGGTTCGATCCCGCCAACACTCTTTTGTTGACTATGATAGGTGTGGTGCCTTTCCCAACAAATTTTAAGGAAATAAGGAATACTAAAATGTTTAGCGATAATCTTGGGTTTAATCCTTTTGACAAAAATAATAATGCTCATGCTAATGGATACGCAGCAGAACAGCATAGGTTTTTGAGTTCTTTTAGGCAGAACAATATCTTTGTTTATAATGGCAATCCTCGTAAGAAGATTAGCAGTATGAATCATACTAGCGATCTTGAAGAGGCTCTACAGGCTAATATCTCAAACCACTCAGATGTTTATTTTTATGTAAATGGTGGACGTAAACTATATGCTATTAAGCAGTTTACTTGTTGCTTTTGTGATATGGATGCTGGTAGAAACTCTGATGGTACTTATTTTAAACCAAGTATTGTGATGCAGAAAAAGAAGAGGTTTCTACAAAAGATCAATGGGTTTCCTGTTAAGCCTAGTTGGGTAGTTGATACTCGTAATGGCTATCAGTGTTACTGGATTTTTGATGATGCTAGTCGTAAAATTGTTGGAAGTAACAAAACTTTCTGGAATGGTCTTCAAAAGAAGTTGGTCAACTATTTTGATGGCGATCCAAGAGCGATTAAGCCCAATCAGATTTATCGTGTACCTTATACTTGGTGGCGTAAGGAATGGGAAAAGAAGGCTCCATATTTTACAAGTCTACTTCCCGGTAGCACTTTTCAACCAATTAATGTTGCCGATCTAAAGTCTGCTCTTACTGGTCAACCCGCTACTCTACAGATAATTCCTGAGAAATGCAGTGACGAATGGTATAAGGGTTATGCCAAAGCATATAAGCAGTCTGATATGACCGGCATTCCGGTGACAGTGGATGTTGCTTCAAAAATTCTTAATGAGTTACAGAACGTGGGTCCAAAAGGATTGGATAAATATGCTATAGCAGAACGTGTATATGGAGATCCTGTGTCGATTACTCCAAGTTATGGCGATCTTGATGGCGATGTTGATGGCGATCTTGACGAAGAGACAGACGCTCTTACAAGTCCTATGGGCGAGGCTGCTGACGAGGATATAAACCTTGATGGTCAGCAGACCAAACTTTTAAAGACCGTTGTAGAGTTCCTTAATCAAGTCTCAACGCCTCTCTACTTTAGTAATAATCGTTTCCTTAGTAGTGCGGCAAAAGATTTGGCCAATCAACTTAGTGATAAGTTTTGTATCGGATGAGGGTTTAGTGTCAGGGGTATAGGAGACTCTATACCCTTTGACACAACCTTATAATAAAACAAGGAGAAAACAAATGGGTAGACACATTAATCCTCTGCTAAAGCTTTTATTGACTGATGAAGAAGCCAAGAAAAAATTTATTGAATTGATGAATGAGTCAGGATCTTCGGTAGGACTTTACTATTATTTTGTAGACCACTCGTTTTATGGTAATAGATATTATCTAACTCGTCAAACGATTAATAATATTATAAAGAGACTAGGATTTAAGGGTCGTAGAGGACGCAATCGTAAAAATGCAGCCAATCAAAATAGATATAGTTATAGGTAAGTAGTATGCACCAAGACGATGACAACTATAACGATGAGCATGATTATGACGATGCTCAAGACAAATATAAGCACTATTTCAAGTTTGATCCAGCCGCTTGGGATGCTTGGGGTAAAATGCTATATGATGCTCTAAATGATATAGTCGAAGGATCATCAAATGTGTGGTATGTTAATTTCCCCAAAAAGTCGTTTCCTGTGAATAGTTATTTCTCCAAT